TAAATACGGTAGACAGACGCTTCGTCTGCTTGCCAGAGAACGTGAGAAAAATATGACTACTCCTATCAAAACTGAACCCCATGCTGCGCTAGTGTCGCCGCATGAAACTGTTTCTCAATCATTTCCTTTGCCTCCACTCGTGTCATTGTCGGATACATTGACATCACTTGATCTAGCATTTGCGCTTCCAGTATCTCAGTTTTGGCCAAACGCTGGGGAAATCCTAGCGACTGCGTTAAGCCAAACCTTTCTAATAAACGTTGAGTTTCTGAACTCTGAGGAGGGTGAGTATACGACTTTGCTACATTATAGGTTTGGCCCACACGAGTCCCTGTTCTCGTCGGATCAAATGGTTCAGTCCTTTGTTGCACAAGTTCAGCGATACGTCGAGCACCTTCTTTTGGGTCATACATATGAACAGTCTTCGCTCGATTGTATAGAGCCGATGTCACCTCCCCAGTCTTCCCTTGTAACACCAACGACGCCATCTGTTCATGGAACTTCTTCGCATCAGTCGACTCAATCGTCTCCGCCCGTTTCTGGGCCTCACCTAAAGCACGTTGGTCAGTGATGCTTTTTGGTGTAAACCCGGCCGCTTGCATCACCTTCTCAGCATCGGTAAGTTTAACATTAAGCCGTTGGTCAGCGTTACGGACGTTCCAACCGTCCGTCGCTAGTTGTGCAATTCGCCGGATTTGATTGTTAGGGATTAAGTCACGCGCAGCACCCCAAAAATCACCAGCCGCAGCAGCTTGTGGTGCCTTCACCATAAGTCTACTCAACATATCCTTCGACGGGCCTAACATATTAGCCCAGTCAAACCCGCCGTAAGGAGACACTCCCATAAGTCCACCTAACTCAAATCGACTTGACATGTTAATTCCACCAGGAACACTGTTGATAAGTCCATCCATTGCGGCGTCAGCAACAAACGCCCCCATGTCACGGTCTTGTGCGTAAAGATGTGTTTTACTATTCAACCACTCACCTGTGCCATAAAACATTTCACGCATTTTTCTTTTTGGTTCGCTTTGAGGAAAGAACTGTTCGATGAGTGCAAACAACTGCGTAGCAAGAGGAATACCACTAATCCCCGCAAACGTCGCCATCGTCGCTAACGACACACCTGCCGCCTTCTGTGCGGCTAACTTCTCAGTCGCACTCAACCCCGCACCTGCTATCGCGTTCTTTGCGACTATCGCATGTTGTGCAATAGTATTATACACATACATCTGCAAGATATACATAAGTCCTCCCACCTGCGGACTCAACCCACCCTTAATCCCTAAAAAGAACAACGGACGATTAGCACTCCCCCCACCGTGCATAGAGTAATGACTAATCGTATTCGCTTCGTCATTCAACTGTTTCTCTGTCCAATCTGGGTGTAACTTTTCCAACATCCTCCGGGAGGAAATCGCGGCAACCTCTGTATTAAGCCGTATAGCCATGTCGTGAGCCTTCATACCGAACTGTTGTATATGATACAACGGCTTACCAAGCAAGCCTTGTCGATCAAGGATACTATTATCCCCAACCATAGAGCTACGGGCGTTTATATAACTAACATCATCACTTGCATGGGCATATTCTTGTAGTGTGCCGCCGCCAAGAAACCCATTTTTATCCATCCATTGAATAAAGTTAGTCTCATCTTCGCGGTCGTATTTATTATACCCAAGTCCAGCTTTGTGTCCTTCCCGCACAGACTTAAAATAATCCTTATCAGCTTGTGCGAGACCTTTATACGACCCGCTAATATCCCCCGACAACTGGATTAACTCTTGTGCATGGTTCGTGAGTTGCTGCGACAACTCCACAAACGCCAACGACGGCGAAAACATACAATAATTCATAAACACCAACCCTTTCAAGTTCCCATACGAACTATCGTGCATGTTCTCCAACGTGTCAAAATACTTTCTCGCGGTTGTCTGTAACTCTGCTTGCCCACGCATTTTAGGGTCGTTAAGATATAAGCGTTGCTGTGCTCGTATCTCCTTTTTCGCAATAGAATGCGCGACCGCGTTGTAATACCTCAACTGCGCATCAGGCATATTTACAGTCTCTCGTCCTCCCACCAACTCACGCTCCTTCATCCACGGGGCTTTCATTAACTCAACGGTCTCCGCAGAAGGTTGTAACTCTTTCTGCATCTCATTAATAACATCCTCACTCCCCGGGAACTCTGCTCTCATCTGTGACGCAATACGTGTTATTAACGAACTCATCAATTCATTATGAAGTCTGAAAGAGTCAGGACGTAGTCCTTGATATGCTCTTATGTCATTCTCCTTGTCAATTAACTTCAACGACTCCCACTTCTGCTCCTTTTCAGGTAGGTCTTTGTCCTTATTATACACATCCATCATCTCTTTATACGCCTTGTTTGCAGCTTTGCGTGTGTTATACCCCACCATTCGTGGCTTTGCAACTTCTTCACCTTCACCCTTTATCTTTGAGTAGATAAGAAACCGCCCCGCACGTCCTTCACTCGACCACCCCGGTTTGCCTTGTAAGTAACCATCGGGATGTTCCTCGTCTTTAATCCACTTTCCTTGCATGTGTTCACGGAAGGCGCGATAATTCATCACAGGACGAGAAGTTTTCCCTGCTTCTATAGGTATACCTTTATCATCAGTGGTATAAATCTCCGACACCTTTGCGATAATAGCAGCGTTACGGGGGTCTTCTTTTACAAATTCAGTCAATACTTGTAACGCATCAGCGGCCTGCTTACTATAAATAGGATGTTCAGGACTCTGTGCTAGTATATCAGTATCAAAGTATTGTTCTACAATCGCATGACCAAGTGCCTCAGCTTTATCCCAAGTAATATCCATCCCCGCATGTCTCATTGCTTCTTGCACAGAATACCCAGTGGTAGTCCCAGCAACGTTCTTTGAACTTAAAACTTGCCTTGCAGCTGCTTGCATACCAGCCGAAGCATACTTAGTAAGAAACTCCGCCGCCTTGACTTTGTCCTCAGGGTTTAGCGCCGCAAACGATGGCACTTTCTCTCTTTCTTCTGGTGTGAACGCTCTACCCGCGTCCGCACCTTCAATCTCATTTTGTGCACGTTGAACATCACTCACTGCTGTATTAACTCCACCCGGAGTTATACTTCTCTGCACAGCTTTCTCGCCATACTTATCCATAAGACCACCTCTAAACTCCTTCATAAAATCCAAAACAGCAGTCTTCATAATCCCAGTGCGTAGAAATCCCAACTTAGCCATGTCTGCAAGTTGAGGCACGATACGTCCAAGCTGCACAATAGGAATCATATTGTGCATCCAATTCAAATGAATAGGTAATGTCTTTTTCGTGCGGTCTGTTTTTTGTGGCACGATATTCTCACTCACATCCTGTGCCATTTTCTTCAGGTCAGGGTCGTAATGTTCACCATGCAGTAAGCTAAACAGCTTCTCAACTCGATCATACGACACTGGCGCGATAGGAGCAAGCGGTGTAGCGTTGCGAATCTCGTTATGAAGTAAGAACGCTTCTGTAGCGTGATCCGCCCACTCTGCCGACTTCTGCAAGCCTTTCATATTATCAACAATATCTTGCAACGAACGTATCGACGAAGGTTTCCAACCTAGTAACCGCTTGGCGATGTCGATAAAATGACTTACCATTGTTCCTATATCACGAAACATTGGTCGAGCAACGTTACGAAAGTCGTCACTGGAAAACTTTAAGAGGTCACTGATGACGCCGAGTTCACGGCCATTGGCTTTTCCGTGCATTGCACCATACGAAAGAAGACTGAAAATGTCTGCCATAGCTTCGTGACGACCGACAACATCAGGAGTATAATACTTACTTCTATATTGTAATCTTTGTGCATATTTCAGGTCTGTCATTGACGATGCAATATGTTGCACTGCATGTTCCATCTCTACCGTAGTCCACTTTGCATCATTCGCTGCAGTAAAAAGATTTGTAACATGTGTCAATGTTTTCTCATCTAACCCGGAGGTTACACCTGATGCTATTTTATCAACCCAGTTATGATAAAACTCGTGGCCAAGTTGTTGATAAAAGTCCTTTAACGCTATATCAAGTGGAAGTTTAGACCTCCAATTAGGGTCTAGTATTCCAAGAATAGCATCATGGTTAGAGCTTTTCGGCCAAAGATACGAAGCTGCTTCACCGCTTTGATCTGGTGCTGCGGGGATAACTCTAGTCTCCCCTAAAGCACTACCAAATCGGTAAGCAAAGTTAAGCGTTTGTCGGGTGTAGGCTTGAACGTTCTCCTCACGTAACCCTAAAGAATCACGTGCAATGTTTTCAAACACTGCTTTTAGTGACTTAAACATCTCGTCCGGTGCAGCTTTCGCAAACACCTTTGGGTCAATGCCAGCCTTACGCACTGCCCAGTCAAAAGGACTCTCATCTGGTAGTCGGTCGAGTTTGGAAAGCCGTTCATAATCCATCGAGTCATCACCAACTTTATGGCCGAGTTCTTCGAGGTTGGTGAGGTGGTCACGAATGGGTTGGGACATTTTTTGTGGGCCTTGTTCAAATTGAACTGGTTTCCACATTTTCAGTGTAGCGTCTAAAGCTACATGTTTAGCTCCAACAATCCCTTTACGGTTTAACGTATTTTCCGTTGATTGCCAATCTTCACGTGAAGGCATATCATCCCAAGTAACTTTATGTTCATATGGATCATAACGCCAACCCATTCTTGTTTTATGTCCAAAATCAAAGTGCATTTTAGTGGGGTCATCAGAGACATCTTGAGTCCAAACACTACCATTTGATTGAACGTCACCCAAAAGAAAAGGTTTGTATTTACTTGGTTTATCCTGTCTCATCGCCACAGGCGCAAGTTGCTGGTGTGTATTTATCACCCTCTGTGCCTCATTCTTCCCCGCTAACTTCGCCGCCAAATCCACCAAGTGTGGCTTCACATCTTGATACATCCCTGCAACCTCAAACGGCAAAACACTCGCCGCCACTCCAGCCAGATGTTCTGCCGTTAACGGATTATACTCCTGCCCTTGCACCTTCGCACTTGCGGCGTTCGCGGCCTCAAACCCACCTAGCGTCCCTATCAACGACGCACCTCTTGTTGCGGCTGTGCGTAACAACGGATTCAACGTCGTCGGCATTAACGCTTTCGTCATACTCCCCGCCATTTCCCCCACTTTAGGTGCAGCCATAAACGCACCTGTCTGCAAAGCGGTCGCGCCTAACCTTGCAGACAGGGGTTCTGTAGTAGGTGTCTCAGAAAAGGTGCGCAACGCGACATCACCTAAGCCAAGAGCCTTACCGGGAAGTCCTTTTGAGGTTAAAAACGCCTCAGCAGCAGTTCGTGGTAGTTGTTCACCCGCTGTGGTTGCCCCAACCGTCCACGCTTGTTCCTGCTTTGGTGCTAACATTCTAGCAGCGGCCCCACCCAACCCACCAGCAATAGCCCCTATAGGTTTACTCACTGGTGAAAACAACTCATCCACAAACCCAGACGCTTTCTGCGGCCAGGTCTGTTTAGGCTTCGCCGACGGCGTTGCTGCTAATTCTTGAAACGATGTATCAGGCATATGTGCAGGTCATTAAATGACATGGACTATTGAGCTTGCTGGAGTTTGTAAAGCAGCTCTAACATCTGTGAATTAAGGTCTGGCGATGGAAGCAGCTTTGACGGGTCTGTTTGTGGTCCAGGTAATGCCATCGGTGATATACTGCCTTGCGGAAGTTGCATCTGTTCCATTTCACCTATACCTTGCGCCGGTGGTCCTACCTGTCCAGGATACATTTGAAAATTACCCGCACCCATTCCAAGCTGTTTTGGTGCTCCAGCAGCGTTTCTAAGCCCTGACTTATTCAGTGCATCTTGTATGTCAGGATTACCCTTCAAAGTCATGTCGGGCGGCGTGACTTGTTGAGCACCAGCACCCACACCTTGACTAGCTCCTGTTTTAGATGTTGCTGGTGTAGTCGGCTTCATCACTGGTGTTTTACCCGGCATTAACGCCTTAGTGCCTTTATACCCCATATAGCCACCAGCAATGCCTCCAAGTCCTTCACCATAAGGATTTGGTTCTTTTTGTGAAAACCCAGGATCAACTGCATTCACTACCTTTCCACCTAACCACGCTGATAACATCGACGCAACCGCTGGCACTATAAAACTAGCCGCTCCAGTTTCAGGCACTAAAGCAGCCGCACTTGACCAACCAGCACCACCGGCCAATGCTGGTATACCACCATGCAAAGCTGACTGCAAAAAACCTGCTTTCTCTGTTGGTTGTTGTTCGGGGGGTGCTGTAGCCCCTCCACTTCCACTCGTATCACCAGTATCCACTCCCGGCATCAACGTATTCAAAATCTGCGTCCTCGCCGCAGGAGGTAAAGCATACAAATACGGCAACATATCAAGCGCAGTCTCCCGTGGAATACCTGTTATCTTAGATAGCTTATCTGCTAGGTCTAACTGGAACTTCATCGGTAGTTCCTTTAGATTTTCTTCTCCAGTTCTTTGCGCTAAGTCAAAACCTTTCGCTTGTTCGTTACGATTTTGTTCACCCTGCACCATATCTTCAGCAAACTTCCACCCCTGCTCTCTGTTGCTTTCTTGTTGCTGTGTTTGCTCTAACGGAAACCTTTGCTGATCTTCCCATTGTTTTTGCATTTCGCCACGTTCTCTAACACGCTGTGCACCAATATCTTCTCCTTGCGCCAGTCTACGCATCTGCGAATCCATAGACTCATCATTCGCTCTACGTAACGCAATGCTATTTCCCATCGCACTACCAGATTGTGCTTGTCCTATGGTGCGTTGTAAACCACCAAAACCCAAAGTTTTATTAAGAAAATTATCCATTTCAGGTGAGCCAGAACTACCAAACCCCGCACCACCACCAAGTCCTGCTTGTCCACCAGCCGAGCGCCTAGCTAACGCATCCATATTTCCAAAACCACCCCCATGTGGTTGAGTATTTTGAACGCCGGTATTAACAGCACCACCCATACGAGAAAGAAAAGCATCAAGTGGTTCAACAGGAGATGTCGAAGCTGTTGGTTGATTTTGAGTAGTATCTGTTTGTGGCATCCACTTAAATAACGGATTAGTTGCTGGTTGTGGAGACTTAATTGGTGCTGCTGGCGGCGCGGACGGCGAAGGGGCTAATGCCGATGTTGGCGCTACACCCCCACGTGTAGAATCGAATATATTATTTTTTAATGCACTCTGAAATTCCTTCGGTAACGTCGTAGGGGGTTGTCCATTTACTCCCCCCGGAGGATTTGTTACTTGAGCTGCGACACGTGGAAACCCATTTGACACATAATCTGTCATATCTGGCTGCTTTGGACCGGCGTTATTCGTATCCCAAATACCACGTTTTTTAGGACGTTGACTTAACAGCGAAGAAAGACCACCATTAGAAAAACTGTTTGTTGTTATATTCGTATTCGGCATAAATTTATCTCCAAGTTGACATACCAAAACCAGTGTTAGTTCCACCTTGAAAGCCGTGCCCAGTAAGGTTTTCTGTTGTAACCATATACCCATTCGCATCAGCTTGCAATGAAATAGCACGTAAATAAACCTCTTTGTCTTTTGTAAGTTGTTCAGCCGCGGCTAAAGTTTGCATAACCAAACCTTGTTCAGTAGCGGCTTGCTGTTTTTGGGCTTCTAATTGTAGTTTTATCAACTGCTCCCACGCTGCGTCAGCCGCACTAGCTGCTTCAACAACCACTTGTGCCACCTTAACTTGATTCTGCCAAATCTCACGAAATTGGTTTATTGCCAGCTGAGTATCTAACTCAGCTAATTCAAAGCCTTGACGAGCAGTTCCACCACGAACATTAGTAGGCCCACTTTGTGCGGCAGCTCGTGCAATAAGATATTGTCTTGTATACAAAGCTAAAGTATTAGCTTCATACGTGTTATCGAACGGATCAAGTGTATAAATATCCGATAAATTAACCGTGGCTAAAGCAGACTGCGGCAAGCCTAAAACACTACTCAAAAACGCCTTTGTATCAAACACCGTGCTTGGTTGTTTCAGCAAGGCGTTTAAGGCTGTTTGTTCACTGGTCACTTCTGGTTGTGTCACCAACCAATCACTAAGTGCTAAAGTAACATTACTCGTTGGCCAAGCCCCTGAAGGTTGTCGTTGTTGATTTGTAACGCCATTTCTAGCAAATGACGTATCCATCGCGTCGACATTAACCGTCGGGGTTCCCCCATCACCGCCAAACGAGCTATTAGACTGATCACCAACAGTGGAATCATTACCTATACCAGTGCCCCCAGCACCACCAGTGCCCACATCACCCGGATCATACTCACCTAAGTAATTACCGTAAGAATCGTATATACTAATCCCTACGCGGCAAAAGACTTCTGGACGAGTTATTACTGTTGACTCAAACTTAGATACCTCATAACCCAAGCCTGAGCGCAACATTGAAGGCAGTTGTATTTGCATATTAAAAATTCAATTTGAATGTTATTGCATGTCGACGAAAACCTAACGATTTTTCAAAATAGCGAAACGATGAGCCATTAAGTTTAGTGGACATTACTCTAACCTCACTGTATCCATTTTCTTTTGCCCAGGTTTTGACAACGTCTATACACTTCTTAGCCATCCCTACACCATTGTCTTTAGGCAAAGATAGTAAATTAACAAACTTCGGCCAACATTCTAAGCAACAAGTTCCCATCAACCCAGAATCACCATAGACAAAAAAAACAGCTCCATTAGTTAAACAGTGTAAATACATCTGTAAAACTTCCTCAAGATTATTAACAAGGTCATTATCAGTTAACATAGCTAATCTACGCCACTTTGATATAATCTCGTTAACGTCTTTCACCTGTTCAATCTTCATCATTACCTCTTTGGTTTCTTTCACTATTCATAAGTGTCACGAAAAGCGAACCACGTTGTGGTGTATTACGACCTTGTATAAAGGTTGGCAAGTGCATAACGCCCCCGTTACCTAATCCACCAGTAGATTTAGTGCGAGGGATTATTAAGTTATTACCGGCCCCTTTTAATTGTTTAGGTGGCCGTTCAAACTTCTTTGCTTCTTCGTCAAAAAGAGACAAATGCGGTAATGTAAGACATTCCAAATGTTGTATAAAGTTCATTTCTCGGCTTTAAGTTTAACCAAAACAACATCACTATACGCAGATAACACCGCTTGCCGAGTGTTTTTGAATGTAAATTTATAGCGTAAAATACGGCCATTAACTGCTTCGTAAGTTGCAATCGAGTCTTGGATGTCTGGTGTCCAAGTAGCAACTGGATCGGCACTCCATTTTACACCTTCACCTAGATAATTTCTTGTGGCTACACGAACCTCCACTAACGGTTTATCAAAATCTATTTGCTCCCACCATGCGTTTATCACCATCGCATCGTTTTCTTTTTGAGTGCGTATATCTCCATAATGAAAATCACCACTTTCTAATACTGGATCATCAGTAGGAAGTAAAGATGAACTACTATCTGTCGATAATTCCTCACGTAAGGTCTGTCCAACCCCTGTTCCAAATAGCCGAGATGTTTCTGCCGGGGATAAACTCAAATGGTCTATCGACTCAATCAAATTACCAATAGTTCCACTCAAATCTCCTATTGGTTGTGTTTCAAACCCACGACCGCAGAAACATGTAACATCTTCAACTGATGCAGTGAACCAGCGTTTGTAACGATAATTAAAAACTACAGCTAAATCATACGCGCCTATAGAGTTCTTTGACACAAAAGGCCACCAAATTTCTCGGTTGTCGACATCAATATACCCATACATTAACTTTGCTAATGTCGGGTCGGGGTTAAGATTCTGTTGGATAAATTCCCTTACTGGTTCACCAATCGCTTCTGGTGCGCCCCCACCGTTAAAAGCAAAAAACATACTCTCGTATGCTTCATAAAAAAAGTGCACATTACCCAAGCAAACTAACGTCCACGGAAACGAATTTCCTATCCGAGTGATTACACCAGATTCCACCACTTGTATTACCTTCGGTAGACCCACATATTGCATTGGAATAATAGCAGTAGGTGTGTAAATCCAAAGTGTGCTACCTAACTTGCCTATTCCAGTGATACCACAATACAAATAATCTGGTTGTTGCCATTCAACTAAGTCGTAATAATCTGCTTCGTTTGTGGCGTCAGGAGTAAAGTTTGTAAAATCATACAAATCACTTATCTGCACGGTGTTAATCGCTGCTTTTACAAAATGGTCATACCAGATTGTGATATAATTCGATAAGCTAGTATAAAGCGTTCCGTTGTAAAGCGTAGTCGACCAACGCTGCGCCCGGGTTGGAGATGTTAAAACAACTTGTTGTCCATAGCCGGATACAAAAGAAGGGATATAACCTATAAACGTAATAGGTGTTCCTGTTGGAGCTGTCAACTGCACCTTCTTAAGCACTTGTTGTAATGTCGGAGTCAGCCTAAAGTTGTGCTGACTCCGCCATTTTTCGCCTATAAGATGCGCTGGTGTTGTAGCATCCATCCCTCCTATGACGTTCTCATGAAGGATAAACTGTCGAGTAGTGGCCATTTAAGGTGCGCTAAGTCTGTTTGTGTGTGAGGTTGTAACCCAATACAAAGCGCTGTTAGAGTTCCACAGTATGCCATAATTTGGTAAAGCAGCTGGCGGCGTTGTCGTGTTTGTCAAAAGACATACAAAAAGATTAGTGCCTAGATAAACATTTGTGCCGTCATTTAACCACGCCTGTGAACCAGAGATTGACACTGGTTGCTGTGCCAAAAGAAATAAACAAGTTCCAACCGCAAAAAGGCCGATGGTTATTAGTATTTTTTTCATATTACGCTTTGATTATTTGTTGCCACACTAATGAATTGTTGACGAACCATAATTCATTTGTGGATTGGTTAATGGCATATTGTCCTGCCACAGTTGGAGATGTTGTCGGCGTCGTCCCCTTCGCACCGGCAAATACGATTGAAAGACCACCGCCCACTACCATTCCTAGTATGTCTCTCAGTTGTGCTACCGTCAAAGACGGTGGCATAGTGGATGTTTCTACGATGTTTAGTATCATATTTTAACTTAGTTTCTCGATTCGGATTTGTGCATAGACTTCATAAGTTGCGCCAGACGCCGCAGCAGCTATACCAAAATCGTTTGTGCTAGTATGCGTGTTAATAAAATGTTCAATTTGAACATAATCACCAGCGGCTATTACTATTACACCAGTGAACAATGACTTAGACATAACAGCAGCCGCTACAGGACTATTTTCAGTGGTTCCATGTAACACTGCAATAGACCCTGTAGAATTGAAGTGATTGATTCTTGTTTGGTGACCAACAACTTCATACGCCGGAGCACTACCATCAAAAAGGTAAGAACCAGGAGTTAAAACAATCTTTCCACTAGTCACGCTAGTAATAAAAGAAGGTGTAGCTGTGTCTACAATTTTTGTATATGAGTTAGTGGTCCCACGAACATTCCATGTGTTAGCTACACCGCCTCCACCAGCCACACCATTCGACGGCTGTTCTTGCAAAACAGCTATACCTTTACCTGTTAAAGTAAATACACCTGTGCCATCCATTGTAATATCCCCAGAGGGGATAACCAATGCAAGGTTAAATGGTGACGCAGTTCCTGATACCAATAATTGCCCTGCCGCTGTGCCCGGGGCTAGTTGTCCAACACCAACCACATTAGCACCAAGTTGTGTAGCACCAACTGCAGCATCGTTAATCTTAGCTGTGGTCACGCACTTCGCTATAAGCTCATTAGTTCCAACAGACAACGGAGCCATGAGTGCTTCGGTGATTGTTGCGTTAGCTATTTGTGCGGCAGTTACACAAGCCAGAACTAACTGTGATGCACCAACAGACAACGGGGCCATATTCGCCTCTGTAATAGTCGCTGCTGCTATCTGTGATGCTGTCACAGCTCCCAACGCCAGCTTCTCGGTTGTTACACTCAACGCAATCAACTCGGTGGTTCCAACTGACAAAGGCGCCATTTGAGCCTCGGTTATTGTGTTGTTTGCTATTTTAGCCGCGGTTACAGACAATGCAGCTAATTGTGTAGTGCCAACAACTCCATCCGCTATTTTAATCGCTGTGACACATGAATTGATTAACTCCGCTGTGCCTATAGACGAAGCTGCCATTTGTGCTTCTGTGATAGTAGCGTTAGCTATTTGCGCCGAAGTAACAGCCAACGCTGCAAGTTTTGCAGTAGTTACTGAACCATCAGCTAAACACCCAGTTGTAACCGCCCCCGCTGCAATCAACGCTGACGTAATTGCTGCTACACGTATATCAGGAGTGCTTATTGTGCCTTGAACTATTTGTCGCTGAACACCAGCGGTATTAGCAGTAGATCCATTTACTGCCCCGGCCAGCGTTGTAGCTACATTTATCGCCGTAGCAAGCAAATCACCATTTGCATCAAAAACGTTACTAAGGAAGTCGTAGATAAACTCCCTTGTTTGTCTATCAACTGCACCAAGAATGTTTGCGTCTTCAGAATCTTGTGGTGTTGGCGTTCCTCCAATTCCAGTTCCAGCCGCTGTTGCTAAGTTTGCTAATGTCGCCGGTGTTATTCTATCATAAGGCATATTAGTCCATGTCTGCGACGCTATCAGCCGCCGCTTTTATTAGTTCATTGTTCCACTTCACCAACGCGTCCCAAGAGTTTTCCATAAGACGCGTTGAAATCATTACTCGTTCGTCTTCTTTTAGAAAGAAGTTTAACTCATAAATACACCTATAAAGCATCCAATCAAAACAACTAGCAAGTAGAAAGTCTGTTTCTGTGCCGTCGACGTATGGTGGCAGCCATAACCACGCATCCAGAAAAATCGGGAACGTTCCACCTAATGCTTTGTTATCCGCCGGAGCCACGAAAATAGTATTACCTGTTTGCACACACACAAACGGCGAATCCGTAATAAACGCATAATCAGCCGTGTCTCTTGGCCGAGCGCCTTCAAACCTTCGTTTTAAGCGATCATTCCACGTTCGCTTATCCATTAAATCAACTGGAAATTGTGTTCCACCAACCACACCAAGCCACGGAGTCATTATCTTTTTTACATTCGCGGCCACCGGCGGCGTCGTGCCAGAAATAACAGCGGTAGCTAACGACGCACCATTATATAAATCAACCGATGGAATAGTGACATTAGCTATTGCATACTCAAAGTCAACCATTCTTTCAGCGTATAGCCGAGCATTATTACACGACTGCAAAAGCAAGTCAAACCCATCACGTAAAAACACCTTAGCATCACGGTGCATAAACCCGGCTACCGCCGTTGCTAAGTTTGATTGAGTATTAGGATTAAGCATATTAAAAAGCGTGGAGGTCATTAAATGACCCCCACGCAATAAGGATTCGCTTACTTAAACTTCGCTTGACCACTAGCACCTTTCACAGGCTGCTTTTCAGTCACGAGTTCTTCCAGCGTGTTACTCCCAGTCTCCGCTTTCGACGGATAAACCGCCGTATGCGCAAGAACCGTGTCGCCAGCTTCTTTGCCACTTGCAACGCCGGGAGCGTCCATGTCTCTAAGGTTTGTGTTTCTGTCCATTTGCGTTTGACTTTCTAGTAACCCCAACAGGTTACTCTTATTGTTACACTACCGAGGTCTTGTGGAGCACCACTTGAGCCTCCACCGATTAGCAACAGTGTTCCATCATACGACGGTGACGTCGGATAAATCGCACTGTTGTCGCTCAACACCGCGCTTGACGAGGCTTCAATCTTTGTGAAACCAAGCATCGAAGCAGGGATGTTGTTTGTGGCACTACCCATAGTTGCAAGGGTAAGTGTCATCGTCTTCATCAGTTTTTTCTTTGACGCTGTTCCTCCAAAGCGATAAGCTGTAACGCTTGCTGGAGTGCCTGAGTAATTAGCCATAGGTTATGGAACGTAATTCTGGACGTTTTGGATATACATGAACGACTCCGGCATACGCAGCTCAAGGCCGAACTCCGTGAACCATTCGTCCTTACGATAGTCCGCGTCGTTAGGCTGACGATTCTTGAGCAACTGCGTGTCGCGCTTGTCCATAGGACGATAACGCAGGTTGTGGACGTCGAGATACAATGCGTTGTAACGCAGAGTGCTATTCCGAGAGAACAACGGGTGGGTCTTGTAGTAGACCGTGCCAAACGCTGTCTTCGTTGCTACCAATTCCATACCGAAAGTGTCCCCGGTGGGAGGATGGTAGACCAACGTTGACTGTGACCGCCAGAGTTCGTTCATCACCTTCAAGAACCCACTGCCGCAAAGGCAGAGCTTCTCGTTAGAGACGTTCGACGTCGTGCGGAACAGACGTTCAAGATAACCGTCGTAAGTATCCTCTGACATAGTGCCAGCAGAGTTTACGATAATCCGCTTGTTGTCGTCTGTGTCTAACGTCACAGCCGCCGGGCCAGAGCTAACTCCGTCGCCGCCACGATAGATAGAATACTGTGCTTCCCAGTTGTTGAGAAACGCAAGGATACCATCAAACGTGTAAACTGGAAGTCCTACTCCCGTTGTTGGGTCAGCACTGCCTGTAACCACCGTCTTCGACTTCGCACCAAAGATCACCGACAATTCCTGCTCAACCATGTGGTCGATACTGTGCGACTTGGCTTTGTCCTTATAGATACCTGTATCATCAAACTTCACAGGAGTCACAAGAGCTGAACCAGTGAAGCTAAACGGTGTTCGGAAAATCTGGGTATAATTACCCGGATTGATAGGCAGGTAGTAAACCTCTTTCGAGAGGTCAACTACACCTTGTGCAAACGCTGAACCAACAACCGACACCGTCAAGCCAACGCTTGAAGTTGCGCCGGAAGCTGCGTTTGTAGGAATACCTGATGCCGTGCCACCCGCACTATTAGGCCGAAGGGAGATAACTGTGAACGTGATGATAGGGCCAGCGTTACCATTCCCCGTTGCACTTGTAGCAACAACCCGACCAATTACATCAAAGGTGTAACCGGATGAGTATGACACCACTCCTTGAATCCTGATAAGGTGTCCAGGGCGGAACAACGTCGCGTCAGCTACTGCAACACCATACGTCACTGGAGCCGTTGCGCTAAACGCCATTGCATCCAATGTGCCGTTGAAGTCAGTATTATACCCCGTCGAGGTCTTACCAAACGGACCACCAGAGTTCATCGCGACGGTGGTAGTCGTCTGTTCAAGCAGACGCTTTTCCCACCACGAGAACTCAGGGTCGTTTGTTGATTCCTCTTTCATCATCGACAACAAGCCGATGAGAGGTGCAGAGCCATTCGGGTATTGGTAGAACACCTTTCTACGGATGTTCGTCCACCGTTCGGCACTAACACTCTCAGTGCTAACTAAGCCTAAGATTGCCATATTTGTTTACTTTCTTTTTTGTGTTAATGCCCTCCGCAACAATGCGTGGACTTAGTTTGACTAAAACACTCTAGTCAAAAATTTCGATCCCCGGGGGGACTTTGGCGGCTGTGCCGCCGCCACTACCACCTTTACCCGCGGTCGCGGCGCCACCGGTCGATAAAGTTGACATCTTACCTTTGCCCGGCGTTGCCGCTGCTTTGCCACCTTTACCGTTATTAACACCAGCCGCCGCTTGGCCACCTGTTAATTGTGTTACAACTTTCTGCGTTTCCTCTGCGAACTTCGCCATCACTTCGTCACGACTATCTGCATGGAACCCACTCTGTTGTAACTTCGCCGCAACAGCGTCAACCAGCGCTTCATACTTGTTAAGGTCAGGATACTTAACGAAAAAGTCATTCCTAAACGAAGTAGCCTGTGCTTCGCTGACATACTGTTGCAACGGTGCTATATTATCCGCTTGCAGTTTATCCATGATTTGCTTCGTGCGAAACTCAACCATAGTCATCACTTGCTTGAGCATACCGTCACGCATGGCAACAATCGCCGCAACAGCGTCTTCTGGTTTTTCAGCCCGCAGTTGAGCAATCAACTCCGCTGACGGTTTCCAGACATTAAACATCTTTTCTAACTCGTCCTGAGTTGGTGGAGTCTTTGCTTCTGGCTGTGCCTTAGCAGCAGGTTGTGTACCAATACCCGCTTCTCGAAGTATCGAAGCTATGTCATCTTTGGTGAGACTGGTAGGAACATCCGCCGCACTTGCACCAGCGACCTCTGCGGCCGCCCCGGTTTCACCTGCGTCAGCCTCACCAGCACTAGCCACTTCCCCACTATCCGCACCTGCACCTTCAAACAATTGTTCTCCACTCTCACCAGCACCTTCTACGGTCGCTGTGCCCGTGCCGCCACCGTCAGTAGCGTCAGGACTTAGTAACATCAACGTTCTGTTCAGCATTTTGTTCCTTTATGGTTTCTTCTAGGTCTTTTATTTTACCTAGATGTATGTCTTTCAAACGGACTAACCCCAAGGTTAATCCTACATTTTTGAAATGTTCACTGGCGGGTTCCAGCACTTGGAACACCTCCGCCGTCGCCGTTATTTCCTCCGCCGCTAGTTGCTCCAGTAAGTAACGGTAATAAGGATTCTGGTATAGCTCCCTCAGTCCCCGCAGAATTAACTCCGGGTCCTCCGGCAACGGCTTGGCCTGCGCCTGGTTCAATAACATTTGGATTTGGCTCCGGTTGTAGAGCAAAACGCTCTGGGTTTCTTACTCCTCGAAGCTGCAACGACTCCATAAGAAGTTTCTTTGGATCCATACCAAGATACATTGCCGCTTGTGGGTTTTTAAGAAGTGCTTGTAACAGTTCGTCTATTGCCTCTGCAATGTGATAACGATCAGAGGGCAACGTCCCGTCAAACACTTCAAAATCATAATGGCCAACAAGGTCTTTTTTCGTCACCTTAATAAACTCAGGAGTGGCTTGTGCCTTAGACTGCAGCACGCGAACATAAGTCTCTTCGTCGAGACCGTCACGTAAGTTGGACAACATCTGACGTCCAATCGGCTCAAGTCCACTCCTGAAAATAACAGCAGCTAGAGTTTTAATACGTGAAGCTGCCCCTGTTGTTGTATTACGATTCTCTGTCGCTGAACGATGTCCGGGACGCACCTCACCAAGCAAAGAGTCTTGAATACCTGTCACCATTTTCAAGATGTCGTGTAAGTCTTTAACATCAGCGATGTGCTGGATAGTAACATCTTGCAACTGCAACTGCTTTATGTATTTGTCAATATCACCAGTGGCTGCTCCAGTCAACCTAATAATCGGCTTTCGATTCGTGAGGTCTGACATGTTCACCATTGAGGTGTTCACAATCAACTTATCCGCAATCACTTTGCGGACGTTGGTAATACGTGAATTGATAAACCAAGAGATGACGTTCTGTAATTGGTCGATAACATCTGATAACCCAGACGACAGAAGCACGTTGTTGTCGTATATGAACTGCCCAACTCCGAAAG